GTCAACCGGCACCTCGGTGCCGTCGTCGTCGGTGTAGCTCGACATGACGGTCTCACTCTGCTCGACGATCTCGATGTTCGGGTCGTTGAGCAGCATCACCATCTCAGGCTCGCTCAGGCCGTTATATTCTTCCTCGTCAACCTCTTCGGTCTCTTCCCAGAAATATTTGATCACGCCCATACGGAACAGCAGCGCGTCCTTGAAGAAGTTATGCAGCAGCTTGTAGCCGTCGTTCTGGTTCTGGATGATGTAATTGACATAATCCGACGCCTGCTCTGCGGCCTCGACGTCCTCGCCGGAGCGCGGGGCGAAGCGGACGTACTTGTCGTTCGTCGTGAACACCCGCATCAGGTTCGGCATGATCGCCTCGACGGTGTCCGAGACGGTGGTGTCGACGACAGCAGATCGACCCTCCACCTCGTTGCCGAGCGGCTCACCGAGGTAGAAGTCCAGCGCGCGCAGGCGGTCCTGCGTGTATTCGCTGTCGAAGTGGTTCAGCGCGTCAGTGATCTCGCCGCTGACAATCGAACCAAGCTGTACGTCGTCCATCTCTGACATTTACTTCGCCTTTTTCTTCGCGGCCTTCTTCGGAGCGGCCTCGACCCTCTTCTCACCCTTCATCAGGACGTTTCCGCTGGTCGTGTTGACGTTCTTCACCGCTGGCTCCTTCGGCGGTTCGGGTGCCGGGGGCATCTTGCCCATAATGCAGCGATCCATAGTGGCGCAGCGGCGCGGGTGTCCGCAGTTGTTACAGGTGGTCATTTTTTCGCCTTTTTCTTCTTCGCCGTCTTCGCCGCCTTCTTGAACGCGGCGTTCGTCGGCGCGCCCTTCGCGCCGGGCTTTCTCATCTTCTCGCCAGAGCCAGCGGCGATGCGCTTGCGCTTGGCGTTGATGTTCGCGTAGAGACCGCGCGGCATTGTTAGCAGTACTTCCCGGTTTTGGTGTTGTGTCCGCCAGACTTCTTGCCGCCCTTGCCCTTACCGTATGCCATCGTGTTTGTCCTTCCTTGAATACGAGCCACGCCCCTTGCGCGGCCTCACGATTTGTTGCCTCAAGCCGCGAAGTGACGCGGCCATCGGGTTACCACTTGGTGCGATCCGCCCAGTACGCGGCTGACATCTTGCCCTTTGCGATGTTCTTCGCATGACGCGCCTTGAACGATTTGCGCCTCGCGGCGCTTGACTTGCTCTCGCCCTTCCTCATTGGCGATCCGCTGACGCCCTGCTGGCCGAAGCGGATCGTCTTAACCTTGTCGCCCTCCTTCGCCACAACCACATGCGACTTCTTCGGGTGGTTCGGGGTGCGCTTCGGCTTATTGTAGCCGGAAACACCGGCTCGCGCTAGGCGGGGGTCTTTAGGGGCGCGTGGGGCCATTAGAACACGTCTCCAAGAAGTCCGCGACGATACATATCCTGAAACACTGACACATCATCAGCTATCTGCGGGGTGATGGTTTGCAACACGTTGCTAATTTCGGCGCTGCGGCGATCAGATGGCAACTTCTTCCCTTCAAGCCTGCGACGAGCAAAAAACTCTGGGAAAATCAAGCTGCGCGGGACTGGCATCTCCAGCATGCCAAGGTCTTCGCCGCTGATACCTTGGCGATAGGTCTTGTGAAAGACTGGGATGTTCCCCTCACCACCAATCGGCGTCATTGGATCGGCGTCAAACCGAACAATCCTTCCGCCGGTCGGGGCCATCATCGCGGATGGGTCGTTCACACGGTAGGCCATATCGGGGTCAGCAACAACGGTGCGGATCACCGACAGGTCGGGGAAGCCCTCTTTCCTGTAGCTGGACTTCTCCATAATGTCCGCGATGGCCTTACGCGCGCCACCCTTTCCGGGGGCGTAAATATACTTCTCAACGTCGTCGCTCAAGATGCCGGGGAAGTCCTCGAATGGCTGGCTTGTGACCTTTGTCCCGTCGTCCAGTTCTTTTGTTACCTTAAAATTCCGCATTTCATCATCAAAGCGCTTGATTTGCGCTTTAGGTATCCAGTCCGCCTGCTTGGTCATGTCGACAACAACATCCGCCACATGATGCGAAAAGTCGCCGGAGCGCGCGCCCATAGCGCTGTAAATACCCAAAAGACCCGGATTTTCACGCGCCTGCTTCGCGTAGCCAGATATGACACCGGGGTCTGACGCCCACACAAGACCCAATTCGCGAGATATCTTTTCAGAGGGGAAATCTTTGCCACCCTGCATCCTGACCGGGTTTTTCAGCTTCACGCCCATAACGTGCGTGATTTCCTTGCCAGCCATCGTCATGTCGCCCGGCATTAGCTTTGCCGTATCGCCGATCAAGTTCTGGAGATCGACCGTGGGGCTGGGCATGACAGTCCCAAGGTCACGAATTACCGTGTCAGTGTCCGACCCACGAATAAACGGCGCGACAATGTTCTGAAAACCGGGGTCAACAGCAATGTCGTCCTCAAGGACACGCGCTTGAGCCGCGCCAAGATCATATGCGCGCTGCGGGAGTAAAAGCCCCTCACCGCTCTCTCGCGGCAACTGCATAGCCGCGCCAGCTTCATAAAGCGCCTGCTCCGCCGGGGGCATAGGGCGTGACTTCGGGCGCTTCGCTATCTGCTGGAATAGGGGCATATCTTCGATGCGCCCACCCATACCGAGTGAGTTGCTGGGTCGCGGCGCAAGCAAGCTGCCGCCAGTAAAGGTCAGGCCAGCCTCGACCACATCGTCAATCACGTCTTCGGTTAAAAGGCCCGTCTCTGGGTCAACAGGCACGCCCTCAAAAACCATTCCGCCAAGGCGACCTGCGGCCTGTATGCCTTGCGCCGCACCCTGAAGGAGGCCGGGAAAGGAGGGTATAAACTCGCCCTCTGGGGTCTCGGCGAATGGCAGCAGCATCAGCGGGTTGGAATAATCGCCCTCACCCAGCAGAGACTGCATAAACCTGTTGTCGGCCATCACACTACCCAGTTCGTTTTCGGCTTGACTACGCGGTTGCTATTGTAACCCCTTGAGTAGCCACCCGCAACCGCACCCTGCGCCGCAAACGTCAGCACGAAAGCATCCGCCACGTCGGGTGAGCGCTGGCCGCGCTTCTTCATCTCGTCCTTGCTCTCAATCTTCAACTTGCCGCTGGACAAATACTTGTACCTGATCCCCGTCAACTCCGAAATCAGCGTGTCGTCGGACGGGATCTTGCAGTCACGCGCCTCAAACCACTCGCGGGCGGCCCAGAATAACTCGTCCCGCAGGCGATTGAAGCGATCTTTCAGGGACGCGGTCTCGCTGACCGACACAGCGACCGCCGGCATGTCCAACTCGCGCAATCGGTCCGCCAGACCGGCTCCCAGCCCGATGGCGTCAATGTAGATCGCCTGCGGGCGCTTGCTGTACGGAACCGCGTCGTATTCCGCAAGCACGATGCCGGCCAATTCCATCAAATCCTTGTTCTGCCACGTCTTGATCGGCTCAACCAGCACGTTCCCCTGCCGCTTCGCCAGAGCGGACCTGTCCGAGCCAAATCTCGCAACGTCAAGCCCCCACGTCACCGGCGTGGTCGGGCCTGCCTCCACGTCGCGGTGTGTAGCATCCTCCACAAGGTGCAGCGGCAGCAGCACGTCGTCCGACTGCGTCGGGAACTCGCCCAACACGCGCACGCGGAACACGTTGCTCGCCTCGCCGTACTTCTCGGCCATATCGGTGATAAACTTCGGGTCCACATAGTCCCCATCCTCGCACGACACGGTCAGGCAGTGCCACTTCTCGCGGTCACTATGAAATGCGTCGTAAAAATACCCATCGGACCGGGTCGGGTTACCGCACATGATAATCTTCGCGCCGGGGGTGGACAGCGCACCCGACGCCGTCTCGAAAATCACGTTCGGCACGCCGGATGCCTCCTCGATCACAAAAAGCATGTGGGGGGAGTGAAATCCGGCGAGGCTCTCCGGGTTCTCCCGGCGGCTGGTCCGCGCGACGGCGAAGCTGTCCGACGCACCCTTGAGCGCGATCTTGTCTGACTTGAAATCGAGCAAATCCTTGAACGCCTGCGGCATATTTCGCGCCCAGCGGTCGATCTCCGTCCACAGCACGTCCGAAAGCTGGTGCGCGCTGTTGGCGGTCACGGCGGCCTTACAAGGGTAGTGGGTCAACAGCCACCACAGCACGACCCAACTCTCGAAAGCCGTCTTCCCGACGCCGTGGCCCGATTTGATCGCGACCTTGTCGTGCTGCGCCACAGCGTCGAGCGCCTCGGCCTGCCAGCGCTGAGGCGTTGCGCCGAGGACGGATTGCACGAAAAAGCGCGGCTCGTCGCGGAACTGCGCGATCATCGCTACGAGGTCATTATTTTCGGCGGCGCTGGGTGTCATGCGTTATCTCCGGAAGGGCGGGGGGGTATATGTAAGAAAAACGCGATTTTTTGTGCATATCGCGGGGACGTGTAAGGGGTATATATTTTTCTTCGGCCCCGGTCGCCTGCGCGAGACGGGGGGGTCGATGTTTCACGGAATGTTTCACGAAAATGTCGCATAATGTCCATTATGGATTTTTTTTATTGTGCGTTTTCAGTGATATAGCATTTTGCACCATAACACCATCGCAATGTGTCGCGTCTGGGACACGCGATCAACCGGATTTCGGTTGACCGATGTCGCCATCACGCGCGCGTAGTTCTTTCGGTTGTGTGTCTCTCTCGTCCGTGATCACTACCGGCTCAGTCGCGTTGACTTGCGTTAGCGCCTCAAGATACGACCCGCCCTTCGACGGCGTCACCTCAAGCTGCTGCCTATCGCCGTAAATCTTCGGCGTCATCCGGGCGACCTGCCACTTCGTGATGTCCGCCGCAAGACGCAAGCCCTGCGGATCACCCATCCCCATCTTCGCGTCCCGCTTGATGTCCTCCAGTTCCTCTTGCAGCAGCATACCTCGGAACTCCAGCGCCAGACGATATTGACGCTCGAACTCCGGTTCGGCTGCCAGCTTCCTTGAGATGGACGTCCAGCTTGGCATCGACTTGTCTTTCACGATTGCTGTGATCGTGCTGCCGTTCGTCAAGCGCTCAAGAAACTCGTCCCAGACCTCTTCCTTGATCTTCGGGTACGCCATCAGTCCAAGTCCTCCTCGAGCACAATGAAGTGCTGCGGATCGCTGTCTATCTCCAGCAGCGGCTTGCGACAGGCGCTACACACGACCGTCTGTGTCTCTTCGTACACCCTGCCGCGTGTCGGCATGCCGCACCAGTCGCAATCCCAATGCTCACGGAAGAAACGAACCCAGTTGCGCTCCTGCTCTTCCAGATTGATCACATCAGCCATCATCTTCCCATTCCGTTGCCACCTCTGCGCCGCAAGCGCCGTACCCAGCGATGTCAACCCAGCTATCTTCGTGGTCCGGCGTCTCGATAAGACGAGCCACCTTTAGGCACGTCATGCACAGCACCACCTGCTCAGGCGTCACGGTCTGCCCAAGCACGACCGACCACAGAGACGCTATTCGCTGATGGTTCTCCCGCACGTCGCCATAATTCTCGCCACGTTCCTCCACGGCGCTTATAGCGTCCCTGAGAGCCTCTACCTTGTCCATTTGCACCTCCAATAGTTAAACCGCACGAACCGCACTTCTTGACGCCACCAGCGCCCTTGAGCGGCCCGCTCTTACACTTCGGGCAGCAATCGCGGTCAAGCCACTTCGCGAAGCTGCCATCACCCTCATCGAACATATCGCTTCACCACCCTTGTCCTGTGAGCCGCGTCAGGTTTTTCCCACCGCGCCTCGCACGACGCCAATGCGTCGCTGATGCCATCATGAGCCGCAGGGAATATCTCGACCTTCACACCGTGTTTGCCACGCATAATGTGAACCGTAAGCGTGTGGACATCGACCCACGCATGATTGCCGAGCAACTGATACTCCTCGTCCGTATACAGGATATTCATCTTCTCCTGCCATTTCTCGTTGCCCGACATCAGAACGGTATCTCGTCATTGAGGTCGCTCTCAACCGCTTTTGGCCTCACGCTCTCGATTGTAGCACCATCGAACAGGGATTTCACCTTGTTGACCGCCTGACCGGGTTTGCTTTCTTCCCACGCCTCGACGATAGCCGCGACCTCGCTCATCGTGTACACCCGGTCGACCCTGCCGTCATCGCGTATCTTCGCAATCTCGCTCGCGTCTCGGCACACGGCGACGACGGCTCCGTTCGGCGTGGTCTCCTCCCACACTTCGCCCGTCACCGGCTGCGCGCCAAGTTCCTCCGCCCTGCGCTCCAGAGCCTGCACGCCGCGTATCGTTGACGCCACGGCCTCCTCGACCTCGACGCCGCTACCTTTCTCCAGCGCTGCGTTAAGCACATCCATCTGCGCCCAGAAGCGATCCCGCAGATCCGCCTCAACCAGAAGCGGCAATCTGTCGATGCCCCACTTCACCTCCGACGCACGCACGACAGCATCATATGTCGCAAGCGCAGCACGGCACTTGTCAGCGTCTCGCTCTGACGGATAGAACCGCCAGTCCCTCGATGTTTTGCCCTTCGGCACTCTCTGTCTCTTTGCCACTTGCTTTCTCCCTTCTCTACCTTCGCTGTAGCCTTCGTCGCTACGTTCCCCTAAGGGAGGAACGTAGCGAACGCAGGAGCTACGTCGACAACGCAGCACCTTCGTTTCTACGTTCAATCACCAGTTAACTCTTTGTTTTTCCAACATACACCATCAACGCAGATGATCCATTCCTCCCTCATCAGTGCATCTCGCGCCGTTTTCTTCGAACTGTCGGCTGCGTCGGGCATCTCCGCCACCATTTTGGCCGACCAATCACGGTAGGAGACCTTCGGAGAGCCGCGATCAACGCAGAGGCTTTCAAACGCCCTCAGCGCCATTTTCTGATGCCCGGACGGCCTCCACGCCTTCTTTTTCTTCGGCGCTGGCGCGTCACCGTCTTGGCGCACCAGCACAGCAGACGGATCGGACAGCGTCGCAATTGGTGTCAGCTTCATCACGATGTCACCCATAGGCTCGGCGTCTTTCTGCTTCTCGGTACGCAGCGTGACGTATTCCTCGCTCTTGCCGACCAGCAGTGACGTGTCAACGCCGCCCAGAAGCGCCGTAGAGCCACGCATACCGCGTGTGGTATCCTTTCCGGCGTGATGCACGCCCATAACCGCACCGCCCGTGTGCGCCTTAATTACGTCGCACGCCTCGACGAACAGCCCCATATCAGTAGCGCTGTTCTCATCGCCGCCCAGCAGCGCGCGCGCCACGGTGTCAACGATGACCAGCCCGAACGTGACGCCCTCATCTTCTGCCACCTTGTCGATGGTAGCGAGCAGCTTGGTCACGTCCTCTTCCTCGCGGAACTTGACCGCCGTATTGATCAGGAACATCGGCGCATCGTCGGAGTTGACGTTGTTGTGCGCGTCCCACGCTGCTATGCGCTTTCCGAAGCCGCCGACGCCCTCTGCGGCGATGTAGCACACCGCAGACTGTTTCACCGGCTGACCCTGCCACGGACGCCCTGTGGCGACGCTGAGCGCCATATCGAGCGCGATGAAGGACTTGCCGCTGGCCGGAGCGCCGTACATCACGCTGAACCCGTACTGCGTTAGCAGCCCGTCCACGACCCACTCGACCGGCGGCATGCGCTTGAGTTCGCCCGGCCGCTGCACCGCGAAGTAATCGCCCT